ATTAGAAAGCATAAACATTAAATTGGGTATGAACATGGAGGTAGACACTATGCAGGTGTTCACATGTTCTAACTTTCTATATACATAAATAAAGAATAGTAGAACGTCTTGGATAACAACCTGCAGTGGTAAACCGTAAGGCATGTGGACTATTCTTTATTTTAAAATACAGTTGTAAGGTATTTATAGATAAACCTTGTTTTCTAGATAAACAAAACTAATCTTGACACTGATTGACTTGCAAGCAATCACCTATCTGGTTTAAAGAAGAAACTTTGATTTCATTCTTTACCGTGGATTTAAAATGGTAAACGTGTCCTAAAATATGGATGTGTGTCCATACTGATGATTCCAAAAGGATGAATTTAGAAAGATTTTGGGGCTTAACCCGATAAGTATAGTAATATACTTAAAGACATAGTGTGGAATCTATGTTGCCAGCAATGGTCAATTTAAGCAAGCAGGATACTACACGGCACCAATGGACAAATGTCTGAGGGTATGTGTATCGCTTCTATTTTAGTTGGAGTGATGAGCTAGTGATAGCAATAGGAAATAACTGTAGATTTAGTTTTGAGTTAACTGTCGAGTTAATAAAGAGTATAAATCAGTATGATGGGCAATCTTAGGGAATAAGATATAACCTGAAATACCATAACGATGAAAAGTTATACTTGAGTAGTTTAGTATTTTGTCTCTCAAAAGGAGGCGAAACTAATGAATAACCGCTACTTGAACCATAAATAATAACAATATTTATACAACTAAAAAAGAACAAGTGTTGTTCCGTTAAACATTGAAAGATGACTAAGTCTGAACACGTATGCGTATGTGAATTCAGTTGCATTGATCCCTCAAGGTGATATGTATTTCAAGTGAAAGTCAGGTATGGGCCCTAGAACCCATCACCTCGTATGAGTAGTTTGTGAGTAAATGTTTATTGTTAAGAGTGGTTAGCTATACTAACCGTCATTACACAATACTATTGGAGACGATAGTGGATACGTTGCTAACTCATAAGGTAACAAAAGATGTGTACTATTAGCTATAATCTCAGGCTATATTTTATTAACCTTTTAATCTAAATACTATGAACAACAAGAAATTACTCAAGAATATAACTTGGGAGCTCAAAAGAGCTGAAAAATATTGTACAATATCAATGATACTAAATGTATTATTTATATTAATAATAGCAATACAAGCAATTCAATTATATATTAACTAAATACTAAATAAACATGGAAACAGATCAAAGAATTTTGAAAAAGAATTTAGAGATAACTAAACTATCTCAACAAGTAGATAAACTAACATCAGAGTTAGTTAATCTAAAAGAAGAGTATAAACAATTAAAAAACAACACTCATGAAGAAGAAAGATGAAGTATGGTACTGTGAAAACAGTAAGGGACAAAAGATTCCACCTTATAAAAGTACATATCCTGTACCTAAACCTAAGAAATGGACATTTGAACGTATCTTAAATAGAATAGGTGTTGTCATTGGCATAGCTATGCTTGTAGCTATTGCATTTAGCTTGACATCTTGCGGGTCATTAAAAATGACTGAGAAAGATAAACAAGTAAATTATGAAATTGAGAAGTTATATATTAAATATACTTATCAAAGAGATTCAATACTAATCGAGAATTATAAATAACTTAAATATTACATTATGAAAACAAAAACTAAGATTGAAATTAAAACTGAGTTTATACCTATAGTAGGGTTAGCAGCTGGTTACAGGTCGCGTGAATTAATATTTGTATTACCATTTATATCTATTGAGATAAATTTTGGTAAACGTAAAGATAAATACGACTTATGATGGCAGAACTGTTTCAAGTGTGTGTTGACTTGTTAAGAGACTTGTCATCATACCTTGGATGTACTTATGAAGAAATAAATATTATTATATTTATTATTCTACATCCAACGATCACATTACATTTTATCCTTAAATATAGAAAAGCTAATAAAGAATTTTATAAACTAAGAGAAATGTACTGGAAACTTAAAAATTAATCTAACCTAAATACTATTATGAAAGAAACCAAAATTATTACTTTCACATATGAGTGTGACGCTTATGGTAATCACGATTGTCTTGTTGAGGCAATCTGTGATACCAGTGAGCAACAATTTACAGATAAAATGGACGCTATTCATTTTATTGGTGAGTGTACATCTTGCAAGCATAACTTAAAAGACATACATCCAGATCTCTTCTTCTGGGAAAATAATGAAGAACAACATGATATTCCTAACAAGGTGTTAGAAGAATATAGAATTAACAATAATTATTAATAAACAAAAACAATTAAACATGGACAAGAAAAATGAGTTAAACAGTGGATCATTAGATACACTAAAAGTAGGTGAAACATTATTGATTTCAGCTAGACAAATTAACAATGGTAAAATATCATTAGAATTTGCAGAGAAAATAACAGCTAAAGATAGACCAGTTAGTGCATTAACAGTATTAAATGCAAGTGATGATAGATTTAGTTCAGGTGCTAGACGTGGTTGGGCAACTGCAGAACCATTAGATGCATCTAAAGCATTTGATGTAAATTTTGGTGATGATGGTGAATGGTATACATCTGAAAGAGGTGAAATGATGGATTTAGATATTTTAAATCCTACATTTAATGATGTTAGATTTAGAGTTCAAATTACAGAAACAACTGAGCCAACGGAATGGCAGGCTGAAAATCTGGAAAGAGCTGCTAAACGTGCAGGTAAAGATGGAGATTATATTACACATAAAGGTGATTATATTTTCTCTAACTCTGATATAATATTATTACCAGAAGGAGAGGATGCTAACCATACATGGTTAACACCAGACACAGAAAGAATGGCTTCTAAGACAAAAGTTGTTGTAGAAGCAGATGAGGTTGAGGATATGATGTAAATAAAATAAATACATTACTTGCATAATGTACTTATTTTTCATATATTTGTGGCAGATTTAGATATAGACTATAAAAGTTTTATTTATATACTGCCATAAATAATTGAAACTGAGCATCTTAAATTCAAAACCAAAACAGTCACCACAGACTATAAAAGGAGTATTTAGTAGATGATATAGAGAGGGCTTCTTCATAAGGGAGCTCTCTTTTTATCTATATACTCAAACAAACATTAATTAAAACAAGTATTATGGGACATATGAAATGGATCTTCGACATGATTGTAGACGGATCATATGAAGATTTTAAAAAAGAATATATTAAATGTGTATTAACAAAACAAGACACATTTAATTGGGGCAGTAAAAATATTGCCAAAAGTTATGGTAAAAGTGTGGTTAAATATGTAGATGAACATTTAATACATGAATACGACAAACATATTGATCAATGCATTGAATCAGAAACAATGATGCGTGAATCATATGCAAATTATTAATTTAAATATATAATCATGGATAGACATAGAAAAACGATTAGCATTATCTGCATAACAGTGGTTCTGTTATTGATAGTATGGAATTGCTTTTCACCTAAACAATCTCCTATAGTTTCTGATGAAGATTTAAAAGAACTTATAAAATTAACATCAGAATGATTACGTTAGTAGATAATACAATAGCCAACCTACCTACATCACATTATCAGTTGGGAACGATTGATGATGTGGTGAGCTATTGTGCTGATAAAACAGTATTAGGGGTAGATACAGAGACTGAAGGATTTGATTTTACATGTAAGAAAATGATTATGTTTCAAATTGGAGATGAGAATCAACAGTTTGTGATAGATACTAGAGTAGTTAGTATTGAACCGTTACGAAATATATTAGAGAGCAGAGAAATTATAAAAATATTTCACAATGCTAAATTTGATTATAAATTTATTCGTAGATGGGCAGATATTAAATGTGAAGGTATTTACGACACATTCTTAACAGAACTAGTTATTAGTTGTGGTAAGAGTTTAGGTTATGGGCTTAAAGATTTATGTAAACGCTATTTAAATGTAGACTTAAATAAAGAAGTTCGTAATCAGTTTATAGGTTTAACTGGACAACCATTTAGATCTGATCAGATAGTTTATGGTGCTAAAGATGTAGAGTATTTATGTAAGATTAAAAACTTACAACAGCCTGATATAGATAAGTATAAATTACAAAATGTAGTTAACTTAGAAAATGAAGCTGTACTTGCATTTGCAGACATGGAGTATAATGGGTTAGATTTAGATGTACTTGAATGGAATAAACTTGAACAAGGTAATAAAGAAGGAGCATTAGCTTTAAGTAATGAATTAGATTTAATGATTACAGAAGATGCTAGATTACAAAGATTTGTAAAGAAATATGTACAATCAGACATGTTTACACCAATTGAAGATATAAGAAAAATTGATGTTAAATGGTCATCTCCTAAACAGGTTCTTGAAGTTTTTCAAGTACTTGTTCCAGGACTCGACAATGTTAACGGTAAACAGATGTACAAATATCGCTTTAAGCTTCCACTTATTGATAAATATGTAAAATATAAGGAAGCTATGAAGTTATGTACATCATATGGTGATGCATTTCTTAAGAATTTGTCAGGAGACAACAAGATCCATACAGGTTTTCATCAAATACTAGACACAGGGCGGGTAAGCTCTTCCAAACCTAACATGCAGCAGATACCTGCTGATAATAGATTTAGGAATTGCTTTACTGCACCATCAGGTTGGAAATATGTAAGTGCAGATTATTCTTCACAAGAGTTGAATGTCATCGCTTTTGGTAGTAACGATCCAGTTTGGATAAATGCATTGAAGAATGACGAGGATTTACACTCAACTTGTGCTGAATTAGTATACGGTGAAACATGGATGAACAGTGGTGAAGATGATTGCGCTTACTTTGAACGTAGAGGTAAGTGCAATTGTCCATCACATAAAAAACTAAGAACAAATGTTAAAACTATTAATTTTGGTCTGGCTTATGGTATGGGCCCTAATAAGCTTTCTGATACTCTTAATATTAGTGTGGATGAAGCTAAAGGGCTTATCGAAAAGTATTTCACGGCCTTCCCAGCAATCAAAGGATTCTTAGAGAAACTAGGCAATTTTGGTAAAAGGTATGGTTATATTAAAACATTTCCACCTTATAACAGAAGGCGTTGGTTTACTAATTGGTATCCTAAAATATGGGACAACAAATCATCAGTTATGGAGCTTGGCAGTATAGAGCGTGCTAGTAAAAATACGCCTATACAAGGAGCTAGTGCAGACATGACTAAAAAAGCTTTGGTTTTATTACGTAGCTTAATAAAAGAAAACAAGTTAGAAAACCAAGTTAAATTAGTAATGACTGTACATGACCAGATAGATACTATATGTGAGAGTAGATTTGCAGATAGTTGGGGTCGATTGATGAAAATGACAATGGAAGAAGCTGCATTGGAAATAGTAACAAACGGTTTGCTAAAAGCTGAAGTAACAATTAGCAACTGTTGGGAAAAATAAATAGAGGGGAGGTTAGTAATTTAAAGGGCGCTATTGCCCAACATAACTCAGCGGTTATACTTTGTGAACAATTACAATTCCTCCCCTTTATTTTAATATATACGAGGGGGCTACGGGCATAAAGGATATAGAACTACACGAAGTAGTGACTAGTCTACAACCAGGTTAATACTTTGTCTAGCCCCTAAGTATAACTATAAAATATAAAACATGGATAAAAAATTAGTAGAAGCATTTGTATTAGAATGTAAACAAGAACAAGAGTGGAAAGAAAGATTCAAAGCTAATCACATTGATTTTAATGACTACTTTAAATATAGTGGTAAGATTGAAGAGGTTAGTGATGAGTATAAAGAATATTTAGGAGCACAAACTTATGCTGCAATTAAAGCAACTGTAAGAGAATCAGCTGGTAGAAAGGAGTACTTTAGACAATACTGGTTAAAATATAAATTAAATCAAATATAATATGAAAAAGATAAGACAAACTCAAGTAGATTCATTCAATGAATTGAAAAAAGACATGAGTGACAGACAAAAATCTGTATACTCTGTTCTACTTGTGCATGGAGACTGCACAAATAGAGAATTAGCTAGATATTTAGGATGGGATATAAATAGAGTAACAGGTAGAGTTACAGAACTAGTAAATCTAGGGATGGTAAATACAAATGGAACTAGATTTGATCATGAAACTAATAGAACAGTTACACTATGGAAAGTATCGAAATGAAAAAGATAAATGCAATAAGAGATAAACAGCAAAGACTTGCATTGAATTCTTGGGCACAGAGTGACTTTAAAGGCTCTGTTATTGCTGGTACAGGTTTTGGTAAATCTAGGTGTGGTGTGTTAGCAGTAGAGCACGCACTTAAAAATGGAGGTAAAGCTTTATTGCTTGTTCCTACTACTCAACTACAAGATCAGTTTATAGAAGAGTTTAACAAATGGGGTGTAAGTACTGAAAATGTAGAAGTTTTATGTTATCAGAGTGCTTATAAGTTAAAAGACAAACATTATGATATAGTTGTGTGTGACGAGGTCCATTTAGGATTGAGTATTAAATATCGTGAGTTTTTTGTAAATAATACTTATGATAAACTATTATGTATGACTGCTACATTGCCAGAAGAGCCTGAATACAAAGTAAAATTACACATGTTAGCACCTACTGTATATGAAATTTCATTAGACCAATGTGTAGCATTAGGTATTGTTGCTCCATATAAAATATACTGCAAACCTTTAGAACTAACACCTACAGAAGCACAAGATTATAAAAGTATAAATAATAAATTTATTTATTATAAATATAAACTTGGGCAATTTGACGCCTTTAATGAAGCTAAAAGAATAATATCTGATAAAAATGCTAGTGGAGAAGAGAAAGCTAGTGCAGCTCAATTTTACAGATGTATAAGAGAGCGTAAAAAGATAGTAGACTTTGCTGCAAATAAAATAACAGAGTTTCAAAATCTTGTTAAGTCTAACTTAGATAAGAAAATATTAGCATTTTCTGGAGCTAATGAATTTACAGATAAATTATGTGATTCTGTAGATCCTTATAGTGTTGCGTATCACAGTAAAAAGACCAAAAAACAAAAAGCAAGTGCCTTAGAAGCATTTAACGATGGGTCTAAAAATGTATTGTGTTCAACAAAAGCATTAAATCAAGGTTTTGATGTTCCTGATGCTAATATGGGGATTATATGTGGTTTAACTAGTAAATCTTTATCTATGATACAACGTGTAGGTAGGTTAATTAGATTTCAAGAAGGTAAAGTTGGGGACATATATATACTGTATGTTAAGAATAGTCAAGAAGAAAAATGGCTAAAAAGTGCAGTAAAAAATTTAAATAATATTAATTGGCTTTAGCCTATAAAAAATTTGATTATGATACAAGAAACTATTATATTTGCCATCCTTTTATATTTAATAGCTACAAATTCGTTTTGTAAATTATTTATAGATCAATACGGTATATATTTAATCTTAAAGAAGAAAGATTATATATCTACACCAACGGGGATAACAGAGCAAGAGAAAATAAAAATTAAAACATTGATTCAATTTACGAATCAACAAAAACCATTTTAATATGACAATAAATATAGATTTAAATCTACTTAAAGATACCAAGATGAGTGCTGATGAATTTTTAGCACTTTATCTTGTGTATCGTAAAGGGTATGGATATTTGTATGAGCTTGACTTAAACATTGACTGGACTAAATTAGAAAAAGATAGTTACGTAAAATTAGGAGAAACTATAGAGGAGAATACAGTTAGACAAGAGTTCATAGATTTATTTATTAAAGATTTCGATTCTATGTTTGCCCAGTTAATCTCTACTTACCCTATGAAAGTAAGTACTAATAATGGTATCCGAGTGTTACATGCCTCTAATCCAGATGCTAAGTCTAATGATAAAGCACGAAATAAATATCGTAAGCTTGTAGACGGTAAAGCACATGTTCATAAAAGAATAATGGCTTTACTAGATGTACAGTTAACAGTAGAGAAGAATAATCTTCAATACTTACAGAACTTAGAAACATGGATTAATAACCATACTTGGGAAAAGTATGAAAATATAACAGAAAATGACACAAAAGATAACGAACGACCAAGGATCACAAGATCCCTTTAAAGAGAAAGGCTTTAAAAGTATAAACAAAGCTATTAGTGCTTCTTTATATCAAGTAGAAAGTGGTATTAAAGGACAAAGACAAGTTTATAAAACAAAATGGGCTAGACTAAACAAAAATTTATTAGGTGGGTTACAACCTGGTAAAATGTATGTAATTGCAGGTAGACCTGGTGTAGGTAAATCAGCATTTAGTAACCAATTAATTTTTGACTTATTAGATAATAATAAACATAAGAAACTGCTAGTTTTATATTGGAGCTTTGAGATGCCAGGCTATCAGCAAATTTTGCGTGCTGGCGCTAAAGGTTCAGGTAAACAAGTTAGTGAGTTATTATCAGTAGAACAAAAATTAGAGCATGAAGAGTATCAAAGATTTAAAGCAGAGGTATTGAAGTATGCACATTATCCTATTTATTTTAATAATGTTCCTAGAGATATGGAGTTTATTAAAGAGGCTAATGTAGATATAACTAACAAAAGACCTGATCATACTATTGTAAATGTGTTTGACCATTCTCGTTTAATTCTAAGCAGTAAAGAGATGGAATTGCAAAAACTTAATGAAGTATCTAAAGGATGTATGTGGATGCAATCAAAAATGGGAACAATTAACATTTTATTATCACAACTTAACCGTAACATAGAGCAAGAGCACCGTGCTAAGGCGCAGTATCAGCCATTGCTTACAGATTTATTTGGTGGTGATTCTATTGGTCAAGATGCACATGTAGTTATGATGATACAACGTCCTTATGATTTATATGGTATTACTGATTTATATTGTGGTGAAGATCCTATTGGTCTTTTAGCAGTGCATGTAGAAAAGAACCGTGACGGCTTATTAGGAATGATACCTTTTGAAGCTGAGATGTCAACATTTACTATTAACGAAAGAAAGAAATAAAATGGATGAAAAAGAAAGAGCTATACATATTTGTAAAAATTTAGACCACACAATTAAAAATACCAAAAATGAAGGTATAAGAAGTGAGTTTGAATGGGCAAATTCAAGAGCCACAGTAAAAGACCTTAAAAGAAAAAAGGCAAATCTTATGAATAAATATAATTTAACCTCTAAAGACTTAAAATAATGGAAGAAATAACACACGCTAGTATTAGATTTTTACTATATGGTATTTTATTTGGCATGATGATAGTCATGTTTATAAGTACTATTCAATTTAGATCTTCTACCAAAAGCAATAACAAATTAATTGATAACATGAATAAAATGAAAGACAATGGAACTACCAAAAGCAAAGGTTAAAGCGAGCCGTAAATCGCCTAAAAACATGATAATATATGGTCCCCCTAAGATAGGTAAGACTACAGTATTGTCACAGTTAGATGATTGTTTAATTATTGACTTGGAAGATGGTTCAGACATGGTTGACGCTTTAAAAGTAAAAGCTAATAGTTTGAAAGACTTACAAGCAGTTGGTACAGCAATTATGAAGGAAGGGAGACCTTATAAATATATAGCTATTGACACTATTTCTAAATTAGAAGAAATGTGTGAATCATATGCTAAGCAAATTTATATGAAAACTCCAATGGGTAAAAACTTTGAAACTAAGAACCCTGGTGCATCAGTACTATCATTGCCTAATGGCGCTGGCTACTTATATTTAAGAATGGCCTACAAAGAATGGATAGATAAATTGAATAAACTAGCGGATCATATTATCTTAGTTGGACACTTAAAAGATAAGATGCTTGAGAAGAAAGGTAAAGAGGTTGCTGTTAAGGACCTTGATTTAACTGGTAAGATCAAGCAGATTACTTGTGCTAATGCTGATGCAGTTGGTTACATATTTAGAGAAGGAGATGAAACTAAGATTTCATTTGATTCAATGGATGATATAACTGCTGGTAGTAGATGCGAACACTTAAAGGGTAAGACCATGCCTTTAGAATGGTCAAAAATATTTATAGATTAAACACAAAAAAAATGATTGAATCAAGAAGCGCTGTAGAGCCTAGTACTACGACGGGAACAAAACCTACCAAAATAACAACTAGTATGATTATTGCTGATTTAGAAAATGGCATAGATCGTAATGGTATCAAAGACAAGTATTCTTTAGAA